GAAAATGTAGATGAACTTAATGCAGCCTTTAATTTTTATCTTAACACCGTAATAATTCCATTTCAATTAAATATCAAAAACACTTTACAGACTTTATTCTCAGTAAATGATATGGATTTGCCTGTTGATTTTGTTCAGTTAAAACCAATTACACTTACGTTTACTTCTGAGGACTTAAAAGGAATTATGACGGAAGATGAACTAAGAACAGAAATGGGGTTAAAACCGTTAGACGTTGAAATAAGAGAAGATTTTAGCAAAGTTGGAATGATAGATGGACAGCCTGTATTTGACACCATAGAAGAAGCTCTAGCTGTTGCAGAAAAAAAAGGATGCGAAGGCTACCACGAACACGAATTAGACGGTAAAACAGTCTATATGGCTTGTGAGGAACATTCTCCAGCAACTGAACTTTCTAAGTTTATTGAAGAATTTGGACAAGATATTCCTGAAGGTTATGAATTAGTAGAAGAAGAAAAGGTAGAAGATGAGCATTTAGATTTTGATTTTGAAGGGGTGTTAAATGATGTTGCAAGCGAGAGAATAGAGTTGGCTTCAACAGGAAGTCCAAAGCCTGAAAGAAAATCAGAACAAGATGGATTAAGCAAAAAAACAGGCGATTATTTTAGAGTTAGATATGTTTATGCAGAAGATAATTTTTTAGTAAATAAAACAGGAGAAAAAAGACGTTTTTGCCGACAGATGATGGGTGCTAAAAAATTGTATAGAAAGGAAGATATACAAGCTATGAGCAATAAGGTTGTGAATGATTACTATTATTCTAAAAGGCAAAAAAGAAACATAGGATGGGGTGCTAAAGGTGCTTTAAAATACGATATTTTTAAATATAAAGGCGGTGGTAATTGTCAGCATTTTTGGTTAAGACAAATCTTTAAAACTACAATAGGAGAGTCAAGAACAACAAAAATAGAAGATGCAGATTTAATTGGATATACTAAAGCAAGATCAGAAGGGTTTACTGCTAAAAAAAATAGTCCTTTAGTAGCAAAACCACCAAAAAGAATGAAGAACAAAGGATTTTTAAAACCAAGATAATTATGGCATACGTTTTATTTATATCAGAAAGCAAGTTAAAGGATTCAACAGCAGTTAATCTAAATGTAGATGACGATTTATTACTTTTCGGAGTACGAGAAAGTCAAAAATTATATGTTGAAACAGCACTAGGAACTGACTTAACGAAAAAATTGAAAGACGAAATTATTGCAGGAACTTTGGCAGGAGCTTACAAGACTTTGGTAGATGATTACATTGGGGATATGTTGCCTGGATATGCTTTATATCACGTTTTACCATATCTTAGATTTAAAGTTGAAAACGGTAATATTTATTCTAAAACATCAGAAACAGGAAATCCTTTAACAACAGAAGAAGCACAACACCTTAGAGAAGAAATTTTGAACACAGCTAGTTACTATCGTGAAAGAATGATTGACTACATTAAAAACAACACAAGTAGCTTTCCTGAATATTCTACAAATTCAGGTGCAGATGTTAATCCTTCAACTGAAAACTACTATGCAGGAATGAACCTTGATACTCCACCACAAGGAACTAAACTAACATTAAGAAACTTTTTAACACCTGACTTAACTTAATGAAGAAACATTATAAACCAAAACAAATAAATATTACTAAGCTAAAATCCTACTTGGAAAGTAAGCCAAAATCAAATAAAGATGACAGATCTAAAAGACACGCTACAAGTAGGAATAGCTAACGGAAGCGCAATCGGTTTTAGCATAACTGATTGTAATGAGATACTAACTCTAGTATCTTTAGTATTAGCAATATGCTTTACAATTTATAAATTTTTTAAATTCAAAAAATGAAAAAACTAATATGCAATCTTATATACAAGCTAACAGGACAAATTTATTGTCTAGGTTGGTGTGATGGTGAAAAATTTAAAGGGTGTAAATGAAGAAAAGAAAACTAAATAGCACAAATCCTAAGTATAACAAAACTAAAGAAAGTGAAGTTAAAATGCGTAAAGAATTTGTTAAAGAGGTTAAGGGGTGTAAAATCTACAAAACCTATTATCTCTAAATCCAATATCAATCTTTTAATTTTAAGGGAAACCTTTACTGATAATTCTACTATTGGTGAATTATTTTTAAATGGGGAAAAAATGTGCGACACTTTGGAGCTTCCTTATAGGGATAATCAAAGAAGTATTTCTTGTATTCCAACAGGAGAATATAAAGTAAGACTAAGATACCCAAGAGAAAGTGCAACTAGAGATTATTTGCACTTATTAGTGCAAGACGTAAAAGACCGTTCATATATATTATTCCATAGGGGTAATTCAGCTAAAGACACAAGAGGATGTATTCTAGTAGGACTAGGAACTCAACAAGACTTTGTTAGCAATTCAACTTTAGCTTTAGAATTATTACTTAAAGAAATAATTAACTTGGGCGCAAAGAATATTAATTTAATAATCAAAAATAAATAACTATGAAAAATTACATTATTACCCAGCTATTGACTTCTAAGAAGGTATGGCTAGGAATCAGTTCTATTGTAGTACCATTAATTGCAGCAGCATTAGGTGCTGATGAAGATGCAGTATCTAAAGTATGGTATTCACTACTAGCTATGTTGTTAGGACAATCTTTTGCTGATTTTGGAAAGTCCAAAAAATAATAGATACAGATTAAAGCCACACGAAATTGTGGCACTAAAAAAAATGAGGGAAGCCGACACTAGGAATATCCTAGTCGTTGGTGACCTTCATTGTCCGTGGGATTTAGATGAATATTTGCCCTGGGTTTTAGAGCAATATGAAACCTATAATTGCAACCAAGTAATTTTTATTGGTGATGTGCTGGATTCAGCAGGATATTCATATCACGAACAAAATCCTGATCTACCTTCAGCAGGTGATGAATTAAATTATGCAATACAAAGAATTCAAAGATGGTACAATGAATTTAACGAAGTAGGAACAAAGGTTATAATCGGAAACCACGATAGAATGGCAGCTCGGAAAGCTATGACAGGTGGTATTCCTTCAGCTTGGCTAAAATCATATAGTGAAGTATTAGGCACTCCAAATTGGGAATTTGTTGAAAGATATGTGCAAGATGGTGTTCAATATGTTCACGGGGAAGGGGGTACAGCTAGAACAAAATGTCGTGCTGATATGATGAATACTGTTCAAGGACACTTACACACTCAATGCTATACAGAACACTATGTAGGCAGAAACTTTAGAGTATTTGGCACTCAAGTAGGAACAGGCATTAATTTTACTAATCTAAGTTTTAATTACGCTAAAGCAGGAAAAAAACCAGCCATAGGCTGTGCTGTTGTGCTTAACAATGGTACACTTCCTATTAACCTTTTAATGCCTTTATGATGGAAGATAACCCCACTTGGAAACTCTTTACAATATACTTACTTATTATAGTAGCAGTAATAATGCTTAGTGTATAGCACCGTTAAGCCGTTTTAAGCACTTTCTTTTCTTTTTAATACCTATATACTAGACAGGACTAAAAGCTTCTTATCTAGCAAAAACGCTATTAACATCTAAATTGTTAATAACTTTGTAAATAAAGTTGTAAATAATTGTGTAAATAAAAAAAAGTATGTATCTTTGCCTTGTCAATCAAAGTTAAATTAAATAAAACTAAAATGTTATCAAATTACACAATGAAAGAAGCTACAAACAAAGATGAAGCTATTATATCTATATTAGATGTAATAAATGAAAATCCTGTATGGCTCAACAAAATCACAGATGGACTTTATTTATTATTGAAAAATATAGAAAAAGAGCATCAGCAATTTTTACTAGAAAAATCTGTTGATGAACAAGTAATAGACTTATTTGTTAAAATCAAAACTGAATACTATAACTTTAAAGATAATACAGTATGGAGTTAAAAGAAAAAATTGAACAAGAAAGATTAGCTTTAGAGTATATGGAGAATCAGCTATTTTGTGAATCTTTTTACTTTTATAATAATGGAGTATATAAAAAAATTTCCAATCTATCTAAAGATGGCTGGTTTGCTGACTTAAAGAAAGTTGAGCCAAGCATTAGAATATTTGGAACTAAAGAACAGATTGAAGAAGCTCTTGACACTTATATTAAACTAACAGGACTTAATCTTGATGAATCTTACGACTATGAAGTAGAAGAAGAAGGTTCTTTTTTTTATAATGAAAAAGAAAATATAAGAATTGCAAGAAATTTAAAGATGTATAAAGAACTATACGAAAAACAGAATAATAATAAAGCGTTAATTACAACAATATGAAAACTGAAAAAATAAAAGAAAAGTATCATCATTATGGATTAGATAAAGAAGATGTTTTTAAACACCAACACTATATAATTATCACAAGATCAGGAATTGATAAAATTCAAGCAATAGAAAATATTACTATTGACTATGAAGTTATAAATTGTGAAAGAGATTTTTGTGTAGTAAAAGCAAATGCGTTAAAAGGTGAAGCATCAATACAAACTTTTGGCTCAGCATTGAAGGGTGGTTTTAAAGATGGAAACTGCAACACTTGGTATGTAATGGAAATGGCAGAGAAACGAGCTATGAGCAGGGCAGTATTAAAGCTGACTGGCTTTTATGAACTTGGAGTTTTTGGTGAAGATGAATCAGAAGAATTTAAAAAGAAATAACATAGATTGTGAAAAGGTTAGATATGTACAAATTAATAATTTCAGCGGTTATACTTTGTGGTTGTATCAATTCCTTTTCACTTTCTTTTTTACTAACTAAATAATAAATTATGGAAAGCGAAATCCCAAAAAACAGTATGAACACACCTTTAGAAAATGTTGATCAGCTTCAATATTTTAAAAGCGAATACAACAGACTAAGGGAAAATAATCTTAATCTTAAATTACAAATTATAGAAGATAGGAAAAAACTATTTAAAATTTTAGAAATCATTAATAAAAAATAAATTATGGAAATCAAAGGAAAACTTATCAAAAAATTAACTGCTGAAGCAGGGACAAGTAAAACAGGAAAGACTTGGGAAAGTCAAACCTGTTTAGTAGAAACAGACGCTAAGTTTAATAATATAGTTGCTATTAAATGTATGGGCGAAAAGGTTAAACAAATGAACAAACTAAATGAGGGGGATATGGTTACTATTAGTGTAAATGTTTATTCAAGAGAATACAATGGCAAATACTATAACCAAATAGATGGCTGGTGGTTTACAAACCAAACGGATGTTAAAAAAGAAAAAGGTTTTACCCCAACAGATTTTGTAACCACAGATGATATGCCATTTTAATATGATAGCTGAAGATAATTTTAGAAATTTATGTAACCTTACAACAAGTTTATTAGGTTTGCGTAAAGGATCACTTGCTTTTAAAAGTAGGGAGCAAAAATATCAAGTGCCAAGAAGTGTAGCTGCTGTTGTAGCAAGAATGGTTGACGACATACACCCTACTGTTATTGCTAAAGAAATAAAAAGAGATAGAGTTTCTATTTATCATTATGAAAAAACTCACAAATCTAATTACAGGTCGTTTCCAAAATACAGGGAAGTGTTTAATAAAGTTTTTAATGCTTACAGTAATATAAAAGGAGCAAAAAAGACTTTTTCTGATTTAGAGCATTTAAGAAGGCATTTAAAAGACAATGGGGTTGTTAGTAGTGATAAACACCAAACCACTCTTAGAATCAGCTCAGGTAGAGTAGAGGTAGATATTAAAGTTTCTTATAAGGATTTTTACAATCAATTAGAAAAGTGTAAGTTTGCCTTGACAGATTGCAACTACAACTTAGAGATTATTTAATGACTAAACCAAACTATTATGCAGTTATTCCTGCTGATGTAAGATACAGCAAAAAGCTAACACCAAATGCTAAATTACTATATGCAGAAATAACAGCACTATGTAATATGAATGGCAAATGCACAGCTTCAACTAAATACTTTGCTACACTATACAATGTGAGTAAAACTTCTATACAAAATTGGTTAAAGATTTTAGATGATAACAATTTTATTACAAGACACAATATATTTAAAGAGGGTAGCCAAGAGATTTTGTCTAGGCACATAAAATTAGTTAAGCCACCCCCACAAAATAATTTAAGAGATAATACTAATATAAATATAACTAATACTAATCTTACAGATAGTAATAAAAAGGTGCGCTTTAAAAAACCAACTTTAGATGATGTTAAAAATTATTGTATCTTACGGCAGAACAATATAGATGCTGAAGCATTTATTGATTTTTACGAATCTAAGAATTGGAAAATTGGTAGCAACAAAATGAAAGATTGGAAGGCTTGTGTTAGAACTTGGGAACGTAGAGAATCAAAGAAAACAACAATGGGTAAGCTACACTCACAAATAAATGAATGGCAAGAAGCAAAAAAACTATTATGAAAAGACTAAAAGAAGAAAATATAAAAGACCTTACAGAAAAGGTGCTTGACCTTGTTGCAAGAACAGGAGTAGAAATAGGACATAAAACAGATGCACAAACTATGGCTAATTTAAGCAAGATATTTGCACAGGACTTAATGACTGAAAGACGTTTTATGAATTTGACTTTTAATCAAGTGCAAGACGCTTTCCATCAAGGAGTTAGGTTTGGTAAAGATGAACCCTTTTTAAATATTAGAACTTTTTACAAATGGGTTTATTTTCATAAACAAGTAATATCTGACGCTATTTATCAGACAGAAACTTTAGGACAAAAAAACGTTCCTTTTTATCAAAAACCAAAAAAACTACTAAAATGATTGGTTGGGTGATAATTTTAGGAATATTTTTACATATAAATTATAAATTAAAAGAATGAATTTAGGAGAATTTGATTGCAGCACAGGTATTATAAATATATTGTATTACGACAAAATAAGCGACATCACAGTAAGAACAAGCACTATTAAAGATATGTTGTTAGTAGATAAATTGCAAAAAGAAAATGCAAATGCTGTTGGCTTTATACAAAAAACAATTTGGGAAGATTATGTGTGGGGGGGGAAAAGGAATTTTGTTGTTTTAATTTGTGAAGCTAATGCAGATGCGGTAGGTTATGTTTTAATAACTCCTGCAAGGGGAAGTTATAAATATGCTAAAATACAACAAATTGCAGTAAGAAATGATGCTAGAAGATTGTATTATGGTTCAGCGTTATTAGATGTGTGTAAAAAATTTTGTGAAAAGTTTGCTAGAATAGGATTCACTTTAAGATGTAGAACAGATTTGGAAAGCAATAAATTTTGGAAAAGTTTGGGTTTTGAAAAGTATGCTGTATGGGAAAAAGGAAAAATAAATCACGTTGGTTTTAAAGCAAGTAATGATATTAATTTATGGAAAATAGATTTAAATAAAAAAATAAAAATGCTTTTTTAAATAAAAAACTAAAATGAAAACAAAAGAAACTATCAAAAAAATATTACTACAAAAACCTCATTTAAGGGATAATGACAATAAACTAATTGCAGCTTATTGGTTTAGAGAATTAAGAAACAAAGGCATAGAATCTGATACTATTACAGCTTTAGATTTTTTACATAAATATGCTGACAATGAATTAACTAACGCTGAATCAATTAGAAGAATGAGGGCAAAGCTACAAGAAGAAAATCCAAACCTAAGAGGTAGAGCTTATGCAATTAGAAAAGGTAAAATACAGGATCAATGGCGGCAAGACTTAGGATATGAAAACAATAAGTAAACTAAAAAAAGAATTAGACAAGTGGTTTAGTCTTTATATTAGACTTAGAGATGCAACTGATGAAGGTTTGGTACAATGCTTCACTTCAGGAAGGGTGTATCACTACAAGGAAATCCACGCTGGGCATTTTATTTCAAGAAGATGTTTGGCTACAAGATGGTGTGAGGTCAATGTACAACCACAGTCAGCAGCAGACAATCTTTTTGGTCAAGGAGAACAATACAAGTTTGGATTAAGACTAGATAGTAAATATGGAGAAGGAACAGCAGAAGAACTGCAAATAAAATCAAGGCAGACAGTTAAACTTTCTAGGGTTGATTATGAAGATAAAATAAGTTATTACAAAGACGCTGTTAAAAACTTAAAAATAGAAAAAGGAATAGAGTAACATTTTTCATATCTTTGGCGTATGCGTAACACCATTTATTCAAGCGAAGAACACAAGCTAATAATTGAATCGTATATAATAATGTGTAAGCAGTTTGTCCAAGAAGTATCTACAAAGGCAAGATACCAAAACTACTTAGAGGTTTTAGACTTGATTACAGAATACTCAAATGGGTATGGTAATGGGGTAAAGGAAAACAACTTTTACGATTGGATAATGATAATACCTATAAACTTATCAGTTGCCACAGCAGGATTCTTTGCAGGGATAGAAACCAAAACAAATGCTCCTGTTGTTAGAGCTTATAAAGTAGTGTTAGATCAGATGCTACAAGAAACGGTAAACAAGTTAGATGATTTAGAACCAACTAATGACTGAAATCTATATTGAAATATCTAAGCTAACAGATAAATTTAGAAGAATGGCGTATGGATTAACAACAGATGAAAACAAAGTAAATGAAGCAGTACAAGAATTAATGCTATATTTACTACAAGCAAACCCTGACACTATTAAGAAGATATATGATAATGACGGTATAGAGGGAATAACAAGATATGGTGCTGTTGCTTTAAGAAGGGCATTAAGAAGTAAAAGAAGCAATTTTTACTATAAGTATGAAAAGTATTACACTCATATTGATAGCTTTCATAGTAACGTCACTTACTCTCAAACTAATTTTGACTATGAGTGCAATACTAATATCTATAAAAATCTATCAAACATTCCTAATGAAGAAGTAGATACTTACAAAATAGATAAGTTAGAACTAATAGATAAGCAGTTAGACAAGCTGGATTCTTGGTATGACAGGGAGTTATTTAAGTTGTATTATTATGAAGGTAATACGCTAGATTCACTTGCTGCTAAAACTAAGATAAGTAGAAACAGCTTATTTACTACAATAGACAAAGTAAGAACAATATTAAAAAAAGAATTGAATGAAGATGTATGACCCAATAAGGAATAACAGTTTTGTTATGCAGTTTGGATTTAAACATCCTGATGACAATAGGCAATACGATATAATAAAAAAAAATGATAGAAGAAAATCTAGTAGTAATCTTTCCAAGTTAAATGAACAAGTTTTTTGTACCAAACGAAGTCTATGAAGATAGAATAGCTATTTGCAAGTCTTGTATTTATTATTTTAAACCCACAGGAACTTGCAAGGATTGTGGCTGTTTTATGAAGATCAAGGCAAGATTAGCACCAATGTCTTGTAGTCAAAAGAAGTGGCAAAAAACAACTGAGATAGAAACACCTGATGATTTACCACAAGAAATAATAGATGAAATATTAGATATGTGGAAGGACTTAAAAACAGGAAGGGCAAAAAATATACAAGCAAAAAAAAGAATGATAGAAACTTACAACACCATCTATATGACAAACTATTCAACAGGAACTAATTGTGGTTCTTGCTTATCTACTTGTTATGATGGAATAAAAAAATTATATAATAAATACAAAAAATGACAAAAAAAGACTACAAAAAAAACCCTGAACCACACTACTACACAGGCACAAAATATGGCTACTCTGCAAGATGTGTTGTAGAGGACTTTGATTTAAGTTATAATTGTGGTACAGCAGTATCATATCTTTTAAGAGCTGGTAAAAAAGAAGGCAACCCAGCACAACAAGATATTCAAAAAGCTATTAATCATTTACACTTTGAGCTTGATAGATTATATAAAGACAACGAAT